CGAGGAGGAAATTAATAGACTTAGAGATTTGGAAAAGGAGACACTCAAGATTATTGAAAATTGCAACCCTGAATGGTTTGGATACATGCCAAAAGGAGTATCAAAAATAGATCAAATTTTATATCTAATATCATGAAACGAATAAACAAAGACAAACTCAATGCTCTTATGATGGAGCAGTTGAAACAGAAGTATCCTAACATGCCAGAGGCATACATACCAAAGACTGATTGGACAGATAACTCTGCTAATGCCTTGACAAAATGTGTCATTGCATGGATACAGTTCATGGGGGGTCAAGCTGAGAGAATAAGCTCTCAAGGTCAGTACAGGGAAGGAGCAAAGATACAGGTTGGATCTGGCATCATGGCACACACAAAACAGTTGCCTGGCAAATGGACACCAGGACAGTCAACCAAAGGAACTGCAGATATTTCTGCAACAATCAGAGGGCGGTCAGTTAAGATTGAGATTAAGTATGGTAAGGACAGACAGTCAGATGTTCAAAAGGAATATCAAGCCTCCATTGAAAGGGCAGGCGGTGTGTATATTATTGTGAGAGACTTTGATAGTTTTGTTGAGTGGTATGAACAATTTACATTAGGGATATGAGAATCAAACTAAAAATGCCTAAGTTCAAAGTAAAATTGAAACATCTTAGGAAGAAATATAAACACCCTGTAAAGGGGATTAATAACGAAATAGATTAAATTATGACATTAGACTCACATGAAATTAGATTAGGTAACTCATATAAGATTGAGTTAGGTGATGGCACTTATAAGATAGGACTTATAAACTTAGAGGATATTGAGAATTTATTAGATGATGAGATTGATGACTTTTATCAGGCTCTTGAGCTTGATGAGAATGTATTATTAAAATTAGGTTTCAAACAAGTTACTGATAGAGTATTTATGAAAGGTGATTTTGGTGTTGAGTTAGGATTTTTTAATTATTTTCTAATTAAAGTTGATGGTCATGTATTAAGAATAGGTAATAATCAATACGTTCACCAACTTGAAAATATGTACTTTGCACTGACTGGAGAGGAACTAACATACAAATGTTAATAACTTTATTTTGTACTTATGCAATCTTTTATTAACTTTGATGCAATAAATAAAAACAGTATGGAAAAAGAAATCAAAACAGCTACTGAGAAAATCAAGGAGCTAAATGAGTTGAGTAACACACTTACTCTACATCAAAAACTACACAGGGCAAAGTTAGCCATTGGCAAGGTTACTAAGAACGCACAAAGTCATCACTCAAAATATGCTGACCTTAATGCTATCCTTAGCACTGTTGAGCCTGTACTATTAGAGAATGGCTTGCTACTTATCCAACCTATTCAAGGTAATAGTGTATGCACTCAAATAGTAGATATTGACTCAGGTGTAATGCTCGAGTCATGTATGGACTTACCTCAAGGTATCACACCACAACAAATGGGTAGTGCAATCACTTACTACAGACGTTACACCCTTCAAAGTGCTCTCTCATTGCAGGCAGTGGATGATGATGGTCAACAAGCATCTAAGGAGACACCAACTGAGACTAAAAAAGAATCATTGTCAACTGAACGTTTCAATAATGCTCTTGCTAAGATTAAAGCTAATGAGTACACAGTTGAGGAGCTCAAAGATAAGTTCTATCTAACCAAAGAACAGGAGGCACAACTATGAAATGGCGTCCATCACAATTAGGTAAGCTCATGACTAACTCCAGGAGTAAGTCTGAGCTATTGTCTGAGACTGCTAAGTCTGAGATTAGAAAAATTGCAAAACAGGACTTCTTTGGATACAGCTCAGACATTAAGACTAAGCCAATGATCAAAGGAACTGATTGGGAGCAGGATGGTATTGACTTACTCAATGATGTTCGTTTCACTAAGAAGTACAGTAAGAACACAATCAGAGTAACTAATGAGCTCATGTCAGGGTGTTGTGATATATTACTTGATGAGGTAATCATTGACATCAAGAGCTCCTGGTCCTTAGAAACCTTCCCGGCAACACCATCGGAAGGTGAAAACTCAGACTATGAGTGGCAGGGTAGAGCATACATGTGGCTGTATGATAGACCATCATTTGAGTTAGTGTACACCATGTATGATACAGATGATACTCTGCTCACTGATTGGGATAACAAATCAATTCATAAGGTCAAACACATACCTGCACACCATAGGGTGACTGTGTTAAGATATGAGAGAGATACAGCCATTGAGGAACAAATAAAAGAGAGATTAATAGCATGCTCTGAATATTATGCTCAATATGTAAATGAATTAAATAATAAATAAATGTCAGATTCAACAATCAAAGGAGCTATCAAGCTCATTAACCCAATCAAGGTAATCAGTGATAAGTTCTCAGTGAGAGAGTTCGTGGTAACAACACCGGATGCCAAGTATCCACAGGATATACTATTCCAAACAGTCAATGATAAAATGGCTGTATTAGAGTCATTAGGTGTAGGTCAGCAAGTGGAAGTTTCATACAATGTGAGAGGTAGGGAGTTCAATGGGAGGTATTACAATACTCTTGATGCATGGAAAATTGAGGTAACAGGATCTAAGCCATCACAGCCAAGTACACAACCAATAGAATTAGACGATGACCTCCCGTTCTAAGACAGTCTACATCAAAGATGGTGAGACGCTCACTGACTCAATCAGAGCAGAGTTGTTTGATAAGCTATCAAGGAGATATAAAGTTGTTCACCTTGCAGAGGATGTTGGAGTGGATAAGTTTCAAATGTACCGCTTCATGCATGGTCAAGAGGTAACAGGTAAGTTCTATGATAAGGTATTTAAATACTTGATGAAATAAGGCTCTGGTAAGCCAACCCCCTGTCACTTAGATCGGCACTATGTCACAGGGTCATATAAGGGGAGTGTAACAGCTCCCCTTTGTCATGTTAATAACTTTTATTATCTTAGCACCATGATAGGATATTTAACTCCATTAGTAATCTCCTGGTGGTTCACTCACTTTGAACCATTACAGAACTACATAGATAACAAGCTCAACCTCCCAGATTGGCTACATACTTCACTTGGCTGCTGGAAGTGTCTCAGCTTCTGGGGGACTTGGGCATACTCACAATCATTCACTGTGGCTTGTGCCACATCACTCACAGCTGTATGCTTGAACAAACTGATATACAACTCATAGACACCATCCTCAATCAACCTGAGGAGAAGGTGCTCACTAAGAGAAGCCTTATACAACTACAACAAGTTAAGAACAGAGTTACAGGACAAAGAGATAAGGAGTGTTTCTGTGCATCAGTACGCAGGAAGGTATGGCTCAAAGACTTCACTCAATGGTATGAAGGAGCACTTGGATAGATATCTCTCTCGTAACTACCTTGAGGTGCTCAAGTACACTCGCCATTTCTTAGATGTGCTCAATATACCCACCTCAATAGATGCAGATGCAGTTATTAACAATGCTTACCTACACTGTGCAGGACTCAATGCTCAAGATATGACAGAGGACAAGGCTAAGAGTTACCTACTCAATACTATCAAGTGTGATCTTATCTGGACTCAAGGCTCTAAGACTAAGAAACAAGATTTATACAGGTCTCAAGAGTACACAATGGATGTCATTGATGACCCTACTGACCTTGAGCACAAGATTGAGATAGAAGATAGGTACAACTTTAAAAAGGCACTTGTTGAGATATACAGAACAGAACAAAAAGACAGGATAAAAAAGATAGTATTTGAGGCATATTATGACAAAGGGCACTCAACTCAGACTGCACTCGCTAAATATTTTAACATCAACAGTACATCTGCCTACTTCCTGATTAAAGAAATTAAAGAAAATATTAATCAAATACAATATAGGTATGAGGAATGCTGATTTTTTAGGCTTAATGACTTACATAATGGCCTTTGGAGTAGTAATGGCACTGTGGAATGAAAACACATATTTGCTATTTAAGTTATCAAGCATTACCTTAGCACTATATTTAGTATTTATAATAGTTAAAGAATATGAGCAATTTTAAAATTAAAACAGAATACATTGACAAAACTGTCAGAGTATATGATCGCATCTTAGGACAACGTTCTATTGTAGTGGCTAAGATTGACATGAGCAAGGTGAAGTACTACCAATCTATTGGACTATCTTACCTATTCGAGGAAGTGCCTACAGTTATCAAATATGAGGCAGTTGAGCCACCTATCCCAGCTGAGCAAGATCCTAAGCCTAAAAAGAAACGTAAG